CTTGGCACTCCACTTCCTTTTACCTGGTGCTTTTGTTATTTGTTGGGACATTGATCCCCGCGAGATTGCCATCAATTGTCTTTCTATTAATAAAATCTATCCACAAAGTATGTAACATTTTGTGGTTTTCTTCAACCTTTACTACAGTAACAGCAGTTCTTTTATCTACCTCAATAAGAGTGGTAACTATCCATGCAATAGATCCAGCAACAAGAACAACAGAAACTCCATTCATTATTTCTTTGGGTTTTAACATTTCCATCTTCTCCTTGCTTGTCTTAAACGACTATTAGGATTTTTAGCTGCTTTTGGAAATTTTTTCATTTGTCCTGCACTTCTTGCACAAAATGATTTTCTTCTTTTTGCAGCTTTACTGCCTGGTTTAACTTTACCAGTAACGGCAGTTTTTAATTTACTGCCTGGATTCTCTCTTCGATAACGAGCAACCCCAGCCTTTGTCATTCCCGCCCCAGATTTGGTGGAGCGAAAATACTTTTTGGTCTTAGGAGGTTGCTTGTCTCTTGTTCTAGCCATTACGATAAAAATATAGTGAGCTTATTATTACTACCAGTAAATGCAGATAGGTATGCACCACTCTCTGCTAATATACCATTGTCTGGAATATTAAGAGTATGTAATCCAGTTGGATAACTTTGTGCTATTAATGTAGCTCCACCATTACCATCTGTTATGGTCAAAGCACCCGCTGCATCTGCAAAGATAACTATCTGTCTTATTCTTGACCTTGCAGGTCCTATCAAAGCAGCAGAAGCTCCTTGATTCACATTAAAGGCTTTTACGTCAGATCTTGTCGCCATTATAGCCTCCTATTAAGAAGCATCAGATGAGCTAGATACTCCAAGAAACTTCATCACTACTGTAGTATCCGCTCCTGGATCACCAGAAAGAACAATCTCTACTTCGTCTGCTGTTTCTGTAGCAGCAGTTGTTGTTCCTCCAGACATTCCTAGAACTCCATTACATGGAAAGAAGCCTTTGAAACCTGTGCTATTTACTGCGGCAGATATACCATCAACAAATCCATCTGTGTCTGCATCTGTACCTATATCATTTAATGTAACACTGTTAGAAGCTGCACCAGTTACGGCAATCATAACCGCTAAAGGAAGAAAGTTTGAAGGTATTCCGATTGCAGATTCTTTACCAGTTGTTGCACCATTAGCAACTGTAACAGTTGCGGTGTAAACAGAAAGTGTCATCTCACTGCTGATAGCACCAGTTGTTGAGTTCTCGATAATGTTCTTAAACCCATTTTTGGATCTAATAGGACCCGAAAAAGTTGTGTTAGCCATGTTATACTCCTTGTCTTGGCAATTGTCAGTTACACCATGTAACTGTCAAGGTTTTCTTTATTATACATAAAAAAAGGGTGACTGCAAAGAGTCACCCCAAAAATATAATTATTTTTTATTAAGCTCCAGGTGAACCAAATAATGAACGAGGATCTGAGAAGCCGAAAGAATATCTCTCTCTTGCTTTATATCTCATGTTTCCTGTGTCAAAGTCTGGATCCATAGCTGTTGCCATTGGCATTCTTTCGAAATGCTTAAGACCATTTGGTGCATCTGTCTTAATGAAAAATGCATCTGTGTCAGTTAGATAATCATTGATGACATAGCCTTGAGGTAACATTCCCATGTTTCTCATTGCGTTAGCATCATTATCTGCTGTTCCAGGTCTTAAGTTAGAGTTTAATAATCTCTCTGCGACAAACTGTAATTGTCTTGGAATGATTAGTTTCATTCCTCTTAGAGCGATAATTAATCCTCTTTCATCTACAAAGCCTGCAATCTTAATTAAAGCATCTTCTAAAGATGTCTCGTTAAGATCGGCTGCGACAGTTGGCTCGTTAGCAAAAGTTCCACCATTTGTTAATGGGTGATCTGTTGCTAATAATGCTTTACCATCACCACCAGCAGTTGCTCCAGCAGTAAACGCATTGTTTAATACGTTTGCAGCTTTTACTTGCTTTGTGTGTGCCATTGATCTAGCAAGTGCTCTTGTATAACGAGCAGAAAGCTTGTCGTAAAGGTTATCCTCTACAGCTTCTTCTGTTATTGAGAAAGCCATTGCTACAGTCTCATGGTTATATCTTGAAGTGTAAGCTTCGTTTGCGTCATCAAATGTGACACCAGAACCTTCTTGCTTAGTCGGTGCTGCTCCGAAGCCACTCAACATTACTTCTTCTTCGAATGCTCTGTCAGATGACTCAGTATCGTAGATTTCTGCATGTTGTCCTTCGTACCTATTATACTCCATACCAAAGAGGGCGTTTAAGCCAGGCTCTAATTCTTTGGCGAGTTGTGCTCTTGAAATAGCCATATTATACCCTCCTTAAGATATAGTTGCGTCTACGTCATTACCTAGTAAGGCATGATCGATTATTTGAACTATGTATGAAACACCAGCAGCACTATGATCAGCATTAGTCACATCTTCATGAATGCCAAGAATTCTTAAACAATCTGAAGTATCTGTGTTATCTGCTGTTGATATATCTAATTGAGCAGAAGAAATACCAGTTGTAGTATTACCACTTGCTCCACTACTCATAGCAGCTGTCTTAAATATGTCAACTTTAGCTGTTGCTCTGTCAGTGTTTGTTCCATCACTTGCGATTATAAATCTCTGAAATGGATTGTCATACACAAACCCTTTGATGTCAAAGTTAGTATTTGCTGACCCACTTCCAGGCCATGTATTACTAAACTTTAACTTGCCAGTAGTTGCATCCACATACTCACAACCTGCAAAGACACCAACTAATTGTTGTCCATCGCCTGTTGCTGAGGCAATTGCAATAGTCCCTCCAGTCAATTCAGCTACAACTGGTGAACCTTGAAAGATCGCGGAAGCATCACTAGCAATAAAGTATTGACTCGTACCTTGAGTCGCTGGACTTGAACCATGCATTCCTACAGGCTTGAGTCCAAAAGCTACATTTGCATTAGCCATTTATTACTCCTTCATTAGTTATTCGGAGGATTTTTTCCCTCCGAAGGTTACACGACTTTGCCTATCAACACTGATAGGCATCGAGGGATGTTGTTCCCTCATCAAGTTTTCGTCCACGGCTTTCAATTGATTGCGGGTCTGATCCCGAAAATATTCAGTTCTCTCTTGCACCGTTTCTGTGGGTATTCGTGCCAACATTAAACCACCGACACCAATAATTCCTTTGTTTTTACCTTCTTCTATCACTGGATACTTATCAGCTTCGGACCCATATTCGTCTGCCCTAACTGGTTCCCATCCTTCTCTCATTCTGGAAAAAACATTTGATTTATCATCCTCACCACGAATGGTAGTTCTGATCCATCTATGTTCAAACCCCTCTGGAGGAGGAGGTGCATCCAGCTTTGCTGGAGGTTGCCAAGGTTGTCTCCTTGCGTTATTTGCACGACTTTTATTTTGTCGTGTTGTTCTATCTATAGCCATATTCTACTCCTTTACATACTTAGCGTATTCTTCTAGCGGAACATTTAACCTTTTCGCAATTGCTATTTGCGAAGGAGTTAATTTGACTGTTCTGCGTCCCTTTTGCGATGCCGACTTAGAGGCGGTGGCTCCAGCAGAGGCGACTCTGGGGCCAGAGGACTTTTTGGTTTCTCCAAACTTATGTGGAAATTCCGTTTTAATCCTATTATCTAGTTCAGTATAATACTCTTCTGTGTTAGGATCAATACCCTCTTCTTCAATTAATGTCTTATGTATGCCAAAAGCAGCATAAGTCATCGTTTGATCTTGTCCAAACCACTCATTTTTACTTGCCCATTCCTCTGCTCTAGGATCTGGTTTTGGAGGAGGAGGTGCTGGAGTAGGTTGTGCTGGAGCAGGTGCAGCGCCATTTGCTTCTGCTTTTTTAGCTTCCTCTTCTCTTTCTTGTTTGAGTTGGTTTAATCTTGCTTCTTCTAAAGCAATTTTGGAAATCGCTTGTTGAGCTTCATACATCGCATCAGCGTCACCTGCCTCATAAGCTTTTCTATAAGCCTCTTTAGCAGCAACAGCTTGAGATTGCACTCTAGTATCAAACTCACCAACATATGTTGTGTCTAGTTTATTTAGTTTTGCTTTGAGTTCATCATTCTGCTTTTTAACAGATTCTGCAAACTCTACTGCAGCGAGTCTTTGCTCTTCTTCATCTCTAAATTTTTTAGTTAGTTTAGCAATTCGCTTTTTTACTGAAGCTGAATAATCAGAGAGATCGTCTTCTTCTTTTTCCTCTTCTTTTTTAACTTCAACAGCAGGTCTGTTCTCGTTAGATTCTGGTTGAACGTCTTCTTTTTCTTCTGCATCGTCTAGTTCAATAACTTGACCTTCCTCCTCTGGAGGAGACTCCTTCTTCTCGATGTTTTCTGGCATACTTAAGCTCCGTATGTTTTGATGTCATCGGGATTAACAATGGTTGCAATGACTTCATCGTCATTGATTATCCTAACTTCTCCTCCTTCTATTTGGAATCGTGACCCAGCATAACGACCAATACAAACCCAGTCGCCTTCCTTACACCATGGTCCCTCTTCTCCGAACTTATCAAAATCTTTGTATGCAAGTGGTCCTAACTTAACCACATAAGCAACAACTGTTGCTCTCGCTTCTTTCTCTCTAACAGAATCTGGAACATGTATACCGCCCTCAGTTGTTTCCTTTCCCATATAAGGCATGACTAGGATTCGCCATCCAGTGGGTTGAGGTACTCTTTCTGTTAGGGATTTGTCTGTTTTCTCCAGCAGGGTACTTAATTGTTCTAATGCGTAGGTTAGACCCTGGATTTCACCTACCATTGCTTTATACGCTTCCATATCAGAAGCATTTCCACTCGTCAAGGAGATACTAATATCTTCTATACGAGTATTCAAGGCTTTTTTGTAATTATATAAAAAATCTGTTACTTTCATGAAAATGTATTTGGACTTAATCTTCTTATAAAATTAAAATATTCATCTCTACCCGCTTGATTTGATAAATCAAACTTTTGATCTCCTAACATTCCAGCTAAATTTATAGGAGTTCCTACAACCTTTTCTCTTGGTGTGGATGTGTCTGTAGAAACAGTTCTTTCGTCCATGACTCTGTTTATTTCGCTTTGTTCATTACTATCAAATGGAGCAACATTAGTGCTTACAATTCCTCGTGATCCTCGTCCAGTGGCACTTGGCATACTTGTTACATAATCTTTGTAATCTATACCACTAGAAAATTGTTTTTTAGATGGATCGAATGAGCCTCTAACTGTTTGTAGCATGTCTTGAGGGGTTGGTTTGTCTTTACCATCTTCAAAAAACCTTGAAACAGGTCTACCTCCAGCTGTTAGAAAAGACTCTATCCCAGATAATGCACCACCCAAAATGCTTTGAGGACCTGTGTATTGTGGACTATTTGGATCTAAGGCTGGATCATAGTTTAACCCACCAGGTAACATTCTATTTGGAGCGATTGCTTTTTCTGTTGTCCCTAAACCACTTGCAAAAATACCGATTGGAGTTGCCAAACCAAACGCAGTTCTAGCAGCTTGTTCTCCAGGCCCCATACGTTTATCTACTTCAACAACATTTCCTAATACTGTTCTCTCACCAGCAGATAGTCCAGACCTTAGAGAAAAAGTTCCGTCTTTATTCTCAACAAGAGGATTAAGATATCTATCGTAAGCTAAATCTGCTGTCCCACCTAAATCTATTCCCATTCCAGAATAATCTAGTGATCTTGGGTCTATGCCAAAAGCTCTTGTAAAAAAATTATCTTTACCAAAAGGATTTAAAGCAGTTATCCCCATAGTTTCGTTAAAACTAGCTTGAGATAATACGTTACTTGGGTCTACTGTAGCTTGTGCATCATCAGCAAAGGAAGTTCCAAAATTATTTGTCGTTCCTTGTTGAATATCATCACTACTAATACTTATAGAAGTATCGCCAATGGAGGAATCGCTAGGTTCCGCTTGAGAATAGCTTTGCTCTCCAGAAAAATCTGTTTCCACTAGAAAATACCTTTAAACTTCTTACCTTTTACTTGAGCACCACAACCTCTAAACTGACCACCTTCTCTGTAGTTTAGTGTGCCACCTTTTTTCATCTTTTTTTCAGGCTTTTTAAACTTAGGGTTTGGCTTGACTATAAATGTTTTACCATCAATATTTTTTAAAGTTTCACCCTCGCTTGTTTTTAGTGTGCCTTTAAATGGAGTCATTATTGTTTTTGGCTCTCTTCTAGGAGCCATTTTAGGACTCATCATTGCCTTCATTTGTCTTCCCTCTGGCATTCCTCCTCCTCTTTTCTTCTCAATAACACCTCTACCAATAAGAATATCTTTCATGGTTGTTTTACCATCGCCACTTAGATCTGGAAATTTTCCTTTAGCTGCTTTGATCGGTTTTGCTTTGTTCATTGTATTCTCCAATATAGAAGATCCTCCGTCTTTGAGTTTTCTTCCTTTGTTAATTAAATTCTTAGCTTGATTATATGACATTCCCATATCATTTGCAAACTGCCTAACTCTTGCCATGCGCTCTCCTTATCGATTCTTTGCCTTTTTTAAATATACTTGCCACTTTTGTTTTCTTCATGACCTTTGCTCTTTGCTCACCGACTGTAAGTATTTGTATCTTTCTCGCAAAAGGTTTATTGATTTTCTTAACTTTGGCAACAGTTTCTCTGGCATCTTTCTCCGTAGCAAACTTAATTCTAACCGTGTCCTTAGGATTTTCGTCCGTATATAAACGCCTGCCAGAGCCTTTTGGTTTTTTACCAGTCCCAACTTTAGGATCTTTTTTTGCCATTTTTTAGTATACCTTTTAAAACTTTAGCTTGTTTTGCATGTGTCTTAGATGCTTTACTTAATCCCTTAATTACTTTTTTTAGTTTATTCTTTTTAGTCATAGTGTGTATCCTTAAATGTCTAAATAAATCTTGTGTCACTTCTTTCTTAACATTCTAGCTGCTTGACCAACACCTTTGATTCCAAACGATGCTGATATTGCAATAAACAATAAATACTGATACCAGTCTGGTAGCGTAGATAATACTTCAAAACCTTTATGTACATGATCTCTCATGCCAGGGATGAAGACTAAAATTGCAGGGGTTAGAAGGACTACTAAGGCGAACTCGTCCTTCCAACTATTAT